AAAACAGCACATACATTGCTGACCAGGCTGCTTATATTGTTGATGAAGTCTCTCAGGAAACAAAATCACAAAAACCCCTGGGTAATTTAATGTGGTATAAAATTTCTGTAGAAACTACACCTATTGCCTTTGACGAAAAACGTGGAGATGATGCGTATAATATCAAGTATGTAATTTCTGCATATCCTATAAACAGTATGCAAAGTGAATATTTTCCAGAGAGTAAAATACGTGGACGCCACAAAAGTTACAAGTATTGGTTCACTGGGCAAAACACATCAGTTCTAAGATTTGAACAAAAGTTCAATAGTTTATATAAAAACACATTCAACAATCCAAAAATTCTCACTGATTCCAACACAAAAAATAATAGAAACACACCCGGACGTGAATACCAGGCCGCAGTGGCTGGCAGTAGCAGTCAAGGTGCTGAAGGACTGACAAATTCAATAGGTGCATCTGCTGCCGACTATTTGTACAGTCCAACTGATATTGCCAAATGTGAGTTGACCATTGTTGGCGATCCAGCCTGGCTACAGCAAGGAGAAGCGGCCACTGGCATCAGTTCATTGAACTATAATTTTAATCCGTTTAATGCTGACGGCTCAATTAATTTTGATGCACAGCAAATTATTTTTGACCTACAATGGAATCCTGGTGTAGATTATGACTTAACAGGAACTGGACTGGCAAATCCAAATGTTTCTGGTGCAGCTCAGGCCATCTATACATACGTGGCAACAGAAGTTACTAGCAAATTTAGCAAAGGCAGATTTGAACAAGAAATTAAAGGAACGCAAGTTGATGTGTTAGTTCCAGATGCTCCTGCCAAAACTGCCACAGCGGCCGCCAAAGTAGAACGAGCCGCCACCCCACCGCCACCACCAGCTGTGCGTCCACCTGCGGTGCTGCCTCCTCCACCATTTAGCAACACCGGCGGTGGCGCAGCCACAGGAAATCCAATACTGGCACAAGGAACGCAACTAGGCAATCCTAACATTAGGCCTGGTAGTTTGCGTGAGCGTGCCGCACAGGCCAATGCTGCCAGAGCAGCTCAAACCAATGCAAATGCGGCCAACACCACATCAACCGCACCAGTACAAAAAATCAATAGAGAAACATAATGGCAGATAATATTATTAGAACCAAAGGCGTTGCGCCCAATTATAAACTTGACCGCGGCGGCATACCTTCGCAGTTTGGACCATTTGTTGGAGTGGTAAAAAATAATGTTGACCCTACCAGACAAGGACGACTACAAGTTTACATTGAGCAATTTGGCGCAGGAGACCCTGAGAATAAAACATTATGGCGTACAGTTGGTTATGCCCCGGGATTTTATGGATCAACTCCACCAAGCTCTGGCAAGAAAGGCGACACCACTGCTGTGGGCGGATACCTTGATGGTAATCCACAAAGTTACGGCATGTGGTTTACTCCTCCGGACATTGGAGTAAGTGTGCTGTGTGTATTTGCCGGCGGCGATCCAAACTTTGGATACTACATAGGTTGCATTCCAAACGCAGGCATAACGCACATGGTTCCTGCAATCGGATCCAGCAAGGCGTTTGACTTGCAAAACAGCGATCAAAAAAGCTATTACAATGGCGCCACAGTGTTGCCAGTGACTGAAATCAATCCAAACAATTCTAAAATTGACGATAACCCACAGTTCTTTAACCAGCCAAAGCCAGTACACAGTTTTCTAGCCGCAGAAATGTTCCAACAAGGTACACTGGGTGATACACAACGTGGACCTATAGGATCAACCAGTCAGCGAGAAAGTCCCAGTGCTGTGTTTGGAGTAAGCACTCCGGGACGTGCAGTATACCAAGGCGGTATAACTGAATCTGACATTAAAAAACGCATTGCCGCTGGGTCAATCAGTGCGGCAGACGTCACTGTGATTGGACGCAAAGGTGGTCACAGCATTGTGCTGGATGATGGCAACTTGGAAGGTGACGATCAACTGGTGCGAATTCGCACTGCTGGTGGACATCAAATCACCATGAGTGACGACGGCAACTTCTTTTACATCATTCATGCCAATGGCCAAGCATGGTTAGAATTTGGGCAAGAAGGCACAATTGATGTGTACGCCACAAACTCAGTTAATGTTCGCACACAAGGCACAATTAATCTACACGCAGACAAAGATATCAATATGTTTGCCGGCGGCACAATCAATATGAAAAGCATGACCGGCACAACGCTAGAAAGTGAAAGAACAATAACCCTGGCCAGCAACACTGAAATGACTCTTTACAGCAAAGCTCGCATTGGTGTACGTGCCGACGGCAGTCTTGCAATGGTCAGCAACAACGGATCATGGAACGCAGGTGGTGCAATGGTATTGAGAGCTGGAGGAATTGATCTCAACGGCGGATCTGCTGAAAATGTAGAACCTCCTGTCAAACTAGAAAAACGCATAATGCCCGACACCGAGTTTAACAATGCCACAGGCTGGCAAATATCAGCCACAGGATTGGAAAGTATTGTGACACGAGCTCCCACACACGAACCATGGCCGTTCCACAATCAAGGTGTGGAAGTTGAAGTGGCCATGGAGGAAGGACAGCCAACCACTCCACCCAACACTCCACCATTGCCGTCGGGCTGGAGCGGAACAGTAACAGGTAGTTCAAATGGTTAAGTTTACATTTGCATTGCCAAACGGACAATTTGTCACACTTGACGGCCCTACAGGTTCTACATTGGTGCAAGCAGAGAAAATATATCTTCAACAGTTGGCCGCCGGCGCATTTATTGGGCTAAGATCAGGCGATCAATTACAGTCTCGAGAAAACACAACAATTCAATTCACTCAATCTCGTCTTGATCGTGGCACAGCAGGTGTTCCAGATACCCCGTTACTGGCAATTTATAACGGTGGCATAATATCTTCGTTGCCTGTTCTGGCCAATGTGCCCATCAACAATGGTATCACAGTGGCAGACTATGTAGGTCAATCAACTGTGACAGAAGGCATCGGTCCACTATCAACATCGCAAGTGCAGGCTGTCATGGCCGCTGTTGCGGCTAGTGTGTGCCAACCTGCTGACGTTGTGACTGATGAACTGGGTGTTGGCAAATATGGACTGAGTTCGCAACAGTTGGAAGATGCTGGATATTTAAAATGCGGCACCACTGCTAGATTTTTAGGACAAGCACAATGATTGGATTAACTGATGTGTTAAAAAGCCCCAGTGTATGGACCGGCAAAGATGGAGTGTCTGCAGTGACCGACTTGTTAAAAAATCCTCCACTACAGGATAAGATACAGTTTGGCCTAATGAAGTCTAGTTTTGACACCTTGGTCAAAACTGGAGAAATTGTAACTCCTGGCACAGATTTAAAAGCACCAACCGGCCTGTTATATAATGCGGCTGCAAATGCTGGAAAAAGTTTAATATCGCCCACTGCTGGTCTAGTAGAACTCCCTAAAGAATTGAGTAGTCTGGCTTCTGGCAGCTTATCTAGTTTAACCAGTGGGTTATCGGGCGCACTTGGCAGTGCCACTGGGGCATTGGGCGGATTGGCAGGAGGCCTGTCAGGAGCACTAGGAGGTATTACTAGTGGATTGTCGGGCGCACTAGGAGGCGCCACTGGGGCATTGGGTGGATTAGCAGGAGGACTAGGTGGTGCTACCGGAGCACTCAGTGGTATCACCAGCAATCTTGGCAGTGTTTCATCATTGGCCAATAACGGCACAGCACAACTTGGTGGACTATTAGCCAATGCTAGTAAATTTGGAGTTGGCACAGCAGTTGAATGGGCCAAAACTACATCTGGAGCCACTGGTGCAATAGCAGGAATATCTGGAGCATTATCTGGCGGTGCATCAGGTGTAGCCAATGTATTGTCTGGAGGTATTGGTGGAGCACTTGGAGGTGCCACCAGCGCATTATCCGGAGCACTTGGAGGTGCCACAGGCGCATTATCCGGAGCACTCGGAGGTGCCGCCGGAGCACTCGGAGGCGCTGCCAGTAAATTAACATCTGGGCTGACAACTCAAATGGACTCACTGGCCAAACAAGGAGAGTTTGCAGTTAATTTCAGCGACACTAAATTACCGGCCGCAGTGGCCGGCATTGTTCCGGCTGCAGGATTCAAAGGAACCATTGATAGGTCTACATTAAATGCGGCCACTGCCAAACTAGTTGGCAGTGATAAAATAGGATTGCCAGACTTCAGCCCACAAGCAGTTGACACATCTGCATTGACTGATGCCGCAAGCAAAGCCAAAGGCTTGCTGTCTGGTGGTCTAGATGCTGGCGGATTGTTGGCCAGGGCGTCTGGTGCCGGCGGCCTAGGAAGTGTAACAGCATCACTAAACGGTGCCATAAGCGGCGCCACATCTGCTCTAAGCAGTGTAACCGGCGCAGGCGGTGCCATAAGCGGTGCACTGGGTAAATTACCTTATACAGGAACAGATTCAAACACACTGCTAAGACTAGGACAATCGCCTGATCCATTGGCTGCAATCAAATCTAGATTAGGGTAAATATTACTATGACAACATTTGTAGGATTCAACACAATCAACCAGCCAAAGAAGTTTACGCTTGTGGACTTTGAACTGATCAAGCGCGACTTGTTGAATGCATTTAACATACAGCAAGGGCAATTGGTTGGCCGTCCGGGATACGGCACAGTGATTTGGAGTTATCTGTTTGAAAATCAAACACAAGACACTGAACGAGCAATACTGGCAGAAATACAACGTGTGGCCGGCCTAGACCCAAGAATCTATATTGAATCTGCTGAACTATTTCCACAAGACAACGGCATACTCATACAACTTGCAGTAAACACAGTGCCGGGACAAACAACACAGTTCTTATCACTGTTTTTTGATCAGCAAAATCAAACTGCAGGCTACGTCTAAACATAAACTGGGTGGTTTATTTTCGCCATAAATAATCTACAAGATGGATTATTATGGCAAAAACTACTAGACAAACTGCGGTATTTGGTGTTGAGGATTGGAAAAGAATCTATCAAACCTACCAAGAAGCCAACTTCCAAAGTTATGACTTTGAAACTCTTCGCAAGAGTTTTGTTGACTACATACGACTGTACTATCCAGAAACATTCAACGATTACATTGAGTCAAGTGAATTTATTGCCTTACTAGATGTGATGGCGTTTATGGGTCAAGCACTGGCCTTCCGTACTGATCTTAACACACGTGAAAATTATTTAGACACTGCTGAACGTCGTGACAGTGTGGTTAAACTTGCCAATTTGGTCAGCTACACTCCCAAGCGTAACACAGAAGCATCTGGATACCTTAAAGTATTTTCAATTCAAACCACAGAAAACATTGTGGACTACAACGGCATTAACCTGAGCAACATCACTGTTAACTGGGCTGATCCAACTAACTTTGACTGGCAAGAGCAATTCACTGCCATCTTAAATGCCGCATTAGTTAACACACAACGCACAGGCCGGCCCGGCAACAGAACCACCATTAACGGAATTCGTACAGACGAATACACAATCAACTTGTTGCCAGGCTTCTTGCCGGTGATCCCTTACAGTTCTGTTGTGGATGGCGTCAACATGCCATTTGAAGCAGTCAGTGCCACAGCCAGTGGCCGCGGCTATGTATACGAACCTAGTCCACGTCCTAACGGACAATTTAATGTGTTGTTTCGTAATGACCAACTGGGATTTGCTTCTGCCAACACCGGATTCTTTTTCTTGTTCAAACAAGGTGTGCTACAAAACCAAGATTTTAATCTGCCAGAACGAATTTCTAACCGTGCAGTCAATATCAATATTGAAGGCGTCAACAACACTGACCGTTGGCTATATCAATTAGACAACGTTGGCAACATAAGTCGTGAATGGGAGTTTGTTGAAAGTGTGTA